CTCTATACCATCTTGTATCATCCGATTATGGTAATTCCAATCCATCTTGTTTTTCTCTATTAATGTTTCTTTCGTAGGAAAACCAGACAATAATTCTTCTGGCGCTATTCCTATCTGCCTAAGCTTCTTCAAGTCCTCTACAGTGGCTCTCTGGAGTAAGTCTTTAAGTACACTACCTGGTGTTATCCCTATCTCCTTGATCAGGTGGACATACAACAAGTGTAACCGATCATACGCATCTAAGTTAGAGCAGTATGTGCCATACGCATGACCTATAGTAGACATCAGAACGTCTAAGGCATCCCTTGTTCTTGTCTCTCGTCCCCATATTGCTCGAAGCATATACTCTGGGGACTCTCGGAAGGCTAAAAAATTGCATTGCCCCTCTCGATCCCTATAGGGGTTCTCTACAAATTGATGCTTGAGAAAATTGAGTCCTGGTTCTATTAACCAACCCGCATGAGTTGTCGACAAGAAAGGAATGCCTGATCTCATATCTCGAATCTGAACATCTAAGTACTGATGACAGAATCTAGAGAATGCATGTACTCCAAAATATTGCTGCCCTAAACCCGGACCTGCATTGTAAGCGAAATCATCTCCATAAAAGCCTCCAAATACATCATTTACTAGAATATCTTCTAGCTCCTCTGTATGTTCTTGCGGAGCAGTCGACACAGTATAGACACAAAAGAGGAAAAAATAAAGGGCCATTATCCACGAATCCATATGCGATGTATCCAGACATCCTGAGGGTACTTGCCCACTTATCCAGACCCAAAAGTCCTGAAATAAGCGCGTCAATCTATTAACCATATCTCGGGCTAACCATTCACTTATTCGTTTTTTTAGCAGGTAGTCCGGAGTATCCGGACTTTCATGTATAAGCATAGTACTCATGAAAAGATTAGTAAAGAATTCTTTCACTGAGAAGTCAAAATTTTTAGCATCACCCTCGTGTACTATTTTGGCAAAACGCGTCGTCCAATCTATTCCCAGGACTCGTGCGAAACGGTCTACTCCTCCTCTAGAGTGTGTATGTCCTATCTGTATGACCCATCCTCTTTCTTTCATATGACGGACTCGGGTCACCAGTCTCTCACCTAAAATATAAACTGAGGACGGAATTATGAATAAGCGGACCTTATCTCTCCACGCGGACCATTCCTCATCATTGAGCTGCTTAATCCTACTAAAAAAATTTTCATTTTTTGGAGTGACATTCCAGTATGTCGGCGGATCTTCGCCTGTACGTAAGAATTCTAATATCGCATTTAAATCGTCTATGAAGAGTTCCGCCTTCTTTCCTTTCGGCGAAATCAAAACATCCATGTCGAAATCCGGGTCAGAAAGAGCATACGATTTCCCTGGTTGTAATCCTGAACTTGCTCCAAGGAATATCCCTTCCATGGCCATATCAAAATCTAGAACACTCTTTTCCTTACCAAACTCTATTATTCGCATCTTGTGATACATAAGATCCATTGCTTTTGGGACTAATGGCTTGACTATCGCAAATTCTGGTTTCGGCTTCTGCGTCGCCCGATTCATGTTTATAATCGCTGCACCATATTTCTGAGGATATAGGTCAGCCATTGCTGCTACAACATGTGGTCTCCCTCGAGTACGACCATAACACCACCACCAGGAAGATTCGCCACGAATTATAAGATCTTTTAGAGTAGCTATAGGCTCACATCTACGGGACTCCAGCACAGAATCTGAATCCAACACTTCAGCTGATGAAAGCCACAACTCCTTCACATACGACTTGTCTTTTATCAACACGTATCGTGACACCTTATGCGTGTCATACATTTGAGGAACTTGCCATGCTTTCTGTATTGACGACCAGTCTCGACAATCTTTCGGAGCTGATGCAAACTTGCG